ATATAAGTGGAAGTAATATAGTTCCAAATACAAGTAATACATATGATTTAGGTTCAACCGGATTAAGATGGAAAAATTTATATACAACAGATTTACAGTTATCTAATATGGATAGAGAAGAAGGAAATATAGTAGATGGTACAAAAGGAAATTGGACATTACAAGAAGGAGAGAGTGATTTGTTCGTAATCAATAATATAACTGGTAAAAAATATAAAATTGCTTTAATACCAACTGAGGATATATAATGGGAATTAATATAGGAGAAACAGGATCATCAGGATATTTTATTGGAGCTGAGCATGTTATACCTGATAATTTAGAATTACACATAGATGCGTCAGATATTGATAGCTATACTGGGAGTGGCACAAGTATAACTGATATAACAGGAAATGGGAACGGTGGAACGATGGTTAATGGAGTAACTTGGTCGTCTGATGGATATTTTACTGTTGATGGATTAAATGATAGAATAACTTTTAGTAGTATTGCTACTTTATCTGACTGGAGTTTATGTTTTTGGTTAAAGCACACATCTACACAAAATACTAATTATGAAAGAATATTTGGAACGTATTTTTCCCGATTTGAAATAGCTGAAGATACATCAGATCAAATACGATTTTATGATGGGAGTTGGAGAACAATATCAGCTGTTACAATACCATCAGGAGATTGGACAAATATAGTATTTACATATAATACCCTTACGGTTACATTGAAAATTTATCAAGATGGTATTGAGAAATCAAGTACAACAGACGGTAGAACATTAAGCGGCTATACTTTTTATTTAGGATCAAAAGTTAATAGTGGTGAACAGTGGGCTGGTAGTATAGGTTCTTTTATGGTATATTCAGCTCAACTAACCTCTGATCAAGTTTTACATAATTTTAACGCTGATAGAGGGCGATACGGTATATAATGGGAATCAATATTGGAAATACATCATCAGCTGGATATTTTATTGGTGGAGATGAAATAGTAAGAGATGGCCTTCAATTACATTTAGATCCCGGTGATTTAGATAGTTATCCTGGAGGTGGGACAACCGTTTATGATTTAAGTGGTATAGGAAATCATGCAACATTACGTGGATCTGCTACAGTAACAGATGGATATATGGATTTAACTTCAACTGCAAATGTAACTGATTTTGTAACTATATACGATAATGCACTAGACGGATTCGGTGATTTTACTATTGAAATGTGGTTATATATGCATACTGCTAATAGTAGTTTAGATGCCTTTTTGCAAACCGGCAGTGGAAATGATTTTTTATGGTATTTTGATGGACCGTATACACAATTAAAATTTGCAAATACAGCATCTACAACAATAACATATAATACTTCAGCTACAACCCCGTTTTTATTTTCAGCCACTAGGTCTGGATCAACTATAACTGTTTATAAAAATAATGTACAAGTTGATACTATTACAAACGGAACAGCAATAAATGTAGCAAGTGGTTGGGGAATAGTATTGGGGCAAGAATTGGATAATAATAATGCGGATACATCTGGATTTAATTCAGCTCAAAAATTTTTAGGAAAATATGGCCCTGTTAGATTTTATAATAAATCATTAGCAGCAGATGAACGTATACAAAATTTTAATGTTAATAGGGGAAGGTTTGGTATATAATTATTATGAAATGTAAACTATTTATTAATAGGAGTAATTTAACTATGAATAACAAAATATTAACAACTTTTGATGAAATTATAGAATTAACACTAAAGCACGAGGGTGGATATGTTAATGATCCAAATGACCTTGGTGGTGAAACTAATTTCGGTATAGCAAGTAGATTCTATCCAGATTTAGATATTAAAAATTTAACAAAAGATGAAGCAAAAGATATTTATAAGAGAGGCTATTGGGACAAACATAGTGTAGATAAAGTTCCAGATGATCTAAAACATATTTATTTTGATATGGTGGTCAATCAAGGTAAAAGAACGGCAGTTAAAATACTACAGAGAGCAACTAATGCAAAAGGTGCTAAGTTAGAAGTAGATGGTGGATTAGGACCAAATACATTAAAAGCAGTTAATAAATATAAACCAGAATTGGATAGAGTACGGTGTTATCGAATGAAACATTATTATGATTTAGTTAATAGAAATCCAGAACAGGAGCGATTTTTATATGGATGGTATAGAAGGGCGTTGTCAGTATAATGCCAAATGGTGATTGCTACGAAGCAAATGGAAGATTTATTTCCAAAGGACATGATAAAGATTTAGTATTATGTCATGGACTTGCTATACTATCCACAGACGGTAAACCATTCGGTCATGCTTGGATAGAAAAAGGTAATATGATATTAGACTTTAGTAACAACGGAAAGATAATACTTAATAAAAAGAAATACTATGAGTTGGGTGGAATACCTGCAAATGGTAAAAAGATATATAAGTATTCCGTTGAAGAAACTATGATAAAAATGTTAAAACATGGGCATTGGGGACCTTGGGATTATAAGCCACCGAGATAAATTATGATAAAATTGAAAAAAATATTAACTGAAGCGCCAAGGAAAAATAAGTGGAAAATTCAAATAGAAGTTGAAATTCCAGAAGGTAAAGGGTATCATTATCTATACAACATATTTTATGGTGAGTTGTTAAGTGGATATGAAAAACATAAAAATTGGAAAACTAAAAAGTTGGGAATAAAACAATGATTAAACTAAAAGATATAATAGAAGCACTTGGAAGTAACTACGCAAACAGAACAGATTTTAAAGGATTGAAAAAGAATAGTGTAGTTAAATTACATGATGGAACAATAGCAAAGATTTTAGAAAGAGTGGCTCCAAGAATACCACAATTTTTTGCAGTAGTAGAAAAGGTTGGTACAAAGATGAAGAATACTGCCGGTAAGAAAGCTAAAGTAGGTGATACAATTAAATTTGCAGAAGCCTATATTAGGGAGAGAATAAAATGATTAAATTAAAAGATTTATTGACGGAAAAGAAAACTATATCTATTGATACCGCACAAGATATGAGAAAGGAAATTCCACGAGCACAAAAAATGTTTGGTAGTAAAATAGAAATAACGAATGAACCAAAAGATATAAACAAATGGATTTTCGACAGGGGCGATGCATTCTTTTAGAGTGGAGAATAAATAATGGAACAATTTCACATAGACGAACCGAGAGAAATCGGAAAACAAAAAGTTAAAGTATCCAGAAAAGATATGATGATGGCAAAAGATGAATTACAAGAACGAGTTTTGAGAAAAAAGATTAGAGAGATTATTGGTGAAAATAGAAAGGAAGAATTAACTAAAAAATATAGAATGTATGCTAAACGTGTTCTTGGTCATGCCAATAGAATATATGACAGTGCTAAAAGGACAAATAAAGATTTTGTTAAACCAAATTGGAAACACAATTTTCAGGGTGTAGTTGCATTAGAAACTATTGTTAAAAGTATGAAGAAAATAGCAGATAAACGTTGGAAGTTAGATAAATGATAAAATTAAAAGAACTATTAAAAGAGAAAGCTTGGAGTAAAACAATGGATTATCAAAAACTTATTCCTATTCAAGTTGCAAATTTAATGAATTCATTAAATCAATTACAACAAGCTAATGCTCTTGGTAAAACAAAGCAAGTTAAACAACGATATATGCAAGCATTTAAGTTATTTAAAATAGTAAAACGATCAGTGGATGAATTATGAGTGATAAATTAACAGAGTGGTTAACTAAACCTTTTTTAGACGAGAATGTAGATCTACCAGTTAATATAGGTGATACTGTAAAAATGGGTAAATTCAAGAACAAGAAAGTAGTAGTTAAATCAATAGATTGGAACGAGAAGGGTGATTTATTGATAAACGGCAGACCAGCGTTAAAGTTTAGATTAATGCCCAAACCAAATGTATTTGATAATGAGAATGTGAATGAGGGAGTAAATGATCCTGGCATTTTCAAAGCGGTATTCTTGGCAGGCGGGCCCGGTTCAGGAAAAACTTATATAGCTAGACAACTATTCGGAATACCTGATAAGTTTAATATAAGTATGTCTGGTATGAAAATGGTTAATTCAGATAAAGAATTAAAGCATTTACTCAATAAATTTGGATTTGGAACTGATTTGGATAAAATGCCAGATGAAGTATTTAAGGATTTGACCGCATCGGGTCAAAGTGGTTTAAGAAAATTCAGTAAAGAATTAACAGCACAACGAATGAAATTATACCAAAAAGGTAAACTTGGTATGATAATTGATGGTACTGGTCACGATTATGGTAAACTTAATAAAATAAAAAAAGATTTAGAGAAAGATGGATATGAGACTTATATGGTATTTGTTAATACATCATTAGAAGTAGCACAAAAAAGAAATCAAGAACGAGATAGAATTTTACCACCAAAACTATTAGAAGATTCGTGGAAATCGGTACAAAAGAACAAAAGTAAATTTCAGAGTTTATTTGGAAAATCTAATTTTATATCGGTGGATAATAATAAATATTTAAGTTCAGAAGATGCAGAAAAGAAGTTCGTTCCACTGGTCAACAAACATATTAAAAAGTTTATGGGTTATCCAATTAAAAGTAAATTGGCTAAAAAGTGGATACATAAACAACAGTTATTGAAGAAAGGTAAAGTTAAAGAGATTACTGAAGATAAACAAATTAAAAAAGTAGTTGCTATATATCCAGGACGTTTTCAACCATTTGGTCCACACCATAAGAAAGTCTATGATGCGCTAAAGAGTAGATTTGATGCTGTTTATATTTCAACAACAAATATAAAGAAACCACCGAGACACCCATTAAATTTTAAGGAGAAAGTTGCACATATGGTTAAAATGGGCATACCAAAGAATAAAATAATTCAAGAAAAAATTCCATATAAAGCTGATAATATAGGTAAAAAACATAATCCAAAAAATACCGCATTTGTTTTTGTATTTGGTGCAAAAGATATGAGTAGAATGAAGAAATTTGTTTATACTCTTAAATCAGGAAAACCATCTTATTTTCAAGACTATAAAAAAAATAAAGGCAATTTGGAAGGATTTATAGATCATGGTTATATAGTTGTTGCGCCTCATATATCAGTTAAAGTAGGTGGTAAGGAAGCAAGTGGTACTTCTATACGACAACTTTTAGGTCATCCTGATATGGATCCACAGGAGAGGGAAAAGTTATTCAAACAAGTATTTGGATATATGGATAAAAAGATCTACAATATGATGGTGAGTAGATTTAGTAAATTATTTGAAGAATTATCTATTGAAATTACTAAAGAGGAATTGATGGAGTTTGTTGCTACAATAGATATGAAAGAAATTATAAAAGAAAGTTCAATTTCATCTGCGTTCCCAATAGACGATGGACCGCCTACATTCTATCCCACCTTTTATCAGTATAGAAAAACAGCTAAAGAGTGGATAAATACTATGTATAAAGGTTTAGGTTGGGAAGTATTAAATTTCATATTATCAAAGCACGCCACAGATCCCGATTTTGATTATACATTAAAATATAGTATTGTTCCTGCTGTTGCTTATGGTAGAGAAGGTGGTGGTGAATTTGGTACTCGATTTGGTGTAAAAAAACCGATTAAAAAATATATGAATAGATTAGAAAAGGTAACTTCAACATTAGGTTGGGAAATCATTAAGTGGTTTGGAATTAAAGATGACCTTAGCGGATATACAGGTGTAGAAGTAGAACCTCCAGTTACATTCGGTGTAGATGCTGAAACTCAAAATACAGATAGAAAAGAATTATCTGAAATATTAGATTTATCAGATGAAGTTGATTTGTTGGTAGAAGGTGGGGCAGCGGGACACATGGCTCATCCATTTGATGACAACCATTTAACATTTGGCGATTTTAAGAATATAATAGATATGAGCCTAAATGGTCAATTGAATAGAGAAGATAATGTAACAGAAAAGCTTGACGGACAAAACTTAATGATAAGTTGGAAAGATGGTAAATTAAGAGGTGCTAGAAATAAAGGACATTTAAAGAATTTCGGTGAAAGTTCTCCAGATATTGCTGGTATGAAAAGTATTTTTAGTGGCAGAGGCAATATAGAAGATGCTTTTGTTGGTGCTATGAAAGATTTACAAAAATCTATTAAAGTATTATCGGATAAACAAAAGGAAAAAGTTTTTGGTGAGGGTAAACGGTGGATGAATTTAGAAATTATTTATCCCGCATCTGCTAATGTAATAGATTATGATGTATCAGAATTATTTTTTCACGGTAGTATTGAGATTGATGAAAGTGGTAGAACGGTAGGGGCCATAAAGGGCAGTGCAAAAATATTAGAAGGTATGATTAGACAAATAAATGCAAATATTCAAAAGAGATTTAAAATATCAAAACCAGTTGTTCTGAATTTATCAAAAGTTCAAGATTATTCCAAAAAGAAAAAATATTTTTTATCAAAGTTGAAGAAATTACAAGCTATTTATAAGTTAAAGGATAATGATACTTTGGGTATGTATCATGAGATGTATTGGAGAGAATATATTTTCAATGGAGCAAAACAGCATAAGTATAAAATTACAAATACTATTTTAGAAGCATTAGTTAGAAGATGGGCATATTTAGATAAATCATTTAGGTTGGATAAGAAAAATATAAAAGATGAGAAGTTTTTGAGTTGGACTAGTGGTGTTGATAAAATAGATTTGAAGAAATTACAATATGAACACATGAAACCATTTGAATTATTATTTTTAGAACTTGGTGCGGAGATTTTAAAGAATTTAGAAGGGTTTTTGGCAGTAAATCCAAAAGAATCCGTTCAAAAGATGAAAAGTGAATTAAAAAAAGCAATATTGGTGTTAAAATCATCGAAAGATATATCCAAAATAGATTTATTGAAAAAGAATTTAGAAAAAATTAATGCAATTGGTGGTATTTCATCTATAGTGCCAACTGAAGGGTTAGTTTTTAAGTATAAGGGTAAAATGTATAAGTTTACAGGATCATATGCTCCGGTTAATCAGTTGATTGGTGCATTAAAATTTTCGAGGTAAGTATGGCAGGCTATAGTAGAGAAAGTAAAAGACAAAATGATGCATTGCAATCGATATTAAGAGGTGAGAATCCAGAAAAACGGATTTTTGTTGCTCAAAACGACGGTGAATCCAAAAAAAGAGTAAAAGAAGAACGAGAAGGACAGCAAAAAGGAGTTATTGAAAAATTAGAAGCTACAAAAGCTGCAAGAGTACCGTGGTTTTGTCCAGAATGTAAAAAAGTGATGAAAACACAATTAGATGATAAAATGTGGTATTTATATGATCATTGTTTTGATTGTCAAGTAAAAATAGAAACTAAAATGAGAATTGATGGTACTTATGATGATTGGGTTGAAAAGAAAATAAATGCAAATAAGTTAGCATGGGTACAAGAGCAAAAAGAATTAATTGAAGAATTTAAAAAACAAAAAGCACCAGAATATTTACAACAAGTAAATCCAGATGGGTATTCGGTTAATAAGGAAAAGTGGAATATCGATATGAATCGTATACACAAAGAGGCAGATAATGCACTGGAACATTTACAAAAAATAGAAGATTCTTTAAAATAGAATATTTATATATATAAACAAGGAGAAAATAAATGGCAACTATAACAAGTGGTAACAGCGGTAGAACTGATATATCAAGTCGTACTGTTCCAACTATAAAAGATGATGCCAAATTTAGTAAAATAAAAACGGTAACTGCTGATGATTATCAAGCTACAGGATCTAATGCTGGATCGAGTGGTTTTATTGTTGAATCGGCCGGTGATAGTGTAATCACACCAACCATTGGCGATTCAGTGGATGCATCTGCATTTACTGTTAAAACACTTTATGATATTGGTGTACGTCGTATTAGTGGAAGTGGAACAGTCCATATAGTATATTAATATGAAACGAAATGACAAAGGACAGCTTAAAGATGTAATTAAGCAGGAGTATGTAAAATGCGCATCTGATCCTGTTTATTTTATGAAAAAATATTGTATGATTCAACATCCAATACGGGGTAAAATACCATTTCATCTTTATTATTTTCAAGAAAAAACAATTGAGGATTTTATTCAGCACCGGCTTAATATAATGCTAAAAGCTCGTCAGTTAGGTATTTCAACACTTACTGCTGGATATGCTTTATGGATGATGACATTTCATGCAGATAAAAATATACTTGTAATTGCAACTAAACAAGAGGTAGCTAAAAATTTAGTTACTAAAGTTAGGGTGATGCATGCAAATTTACCAAGTTGGTTAAAGCAGAGATGTGTGGAAGATAATAAATTATCATTACGATATAAGAATGGATCACAAGTTAAAGCTGTATCGAGTGGTGAAGATGCTGGTCGTTCTGAAGCGTTATCATTATTGATATTGGATGAAGCTGCATTTATTGATAGAATAGATACAATATGGGCAGCTGCATCACAGACACTTTCAACTGGTGGACAATGTATTGTATTGAGCACACCAAACGGTGTTGGTAATTGGTTTCATAGAACTTGGATGGATGCGGAAGATGGATTAAACGAATTTAACTTCATTAAATTGCATTGGACAGTACACCCGGAAAGAAATCAAGAATGGAGAGATGATCAGGATAAACTTTTAGGACCGACTATGGCAGCTCAAGAGTGTGACACCGAGTTCATCACTTCTGGGCAAGGTGTAATAGATGGTATTATATTAGAGGAATACAGAACTAAACAAGTTAAAGATCCAATTGAAAAAAGAGGAATAGATAGTAATGTTTGGATATGGGAGTCGCCAAATTATACAAAAGATTATATAGTGTGTGCTGATGTTAGTAGAGGTGATGCAACAGATTATTCAGCATTTCACATTATTGATATAGAAAGTTTAGAGCAGGTTGCTGAATATAAGGGTAGACTATCTACTAGAGATTATGGTAATTTGTTGGTCAATATGTCAATTGAATACAACAATGCGTTACTTGTAGTTGAAAACAATAATATTGGATGGGCTGCTATTCAACAAATAATAGATAGGGGATATGATAATTTATTTTATATGAGTAAAGATTTACAATATGTAGATACACATAAGCAAGTAAATAATAAAATTAATAGAATGGAACAACAATTGGTACCTGGATTTACATTAACTCAAAAAACAAGACCATTGATTATTGCTAAATTAGAAGAATTTTTTAGAGATAGAGCAGTAACAGTATATTCACAACGATTAATAGATGAATTATTTGTATTTATATATAACGGACAGCGGGCAGAAGCTATGAGTGGATATAATGATGATTTAGTTATGGCATATGCTATGGGTTTGTGGATTAGAGAAACTGCTTTGAGATTAAGAGCAGAAGGAATAGAATTACAAAAAAATGCAATAAATAGTATTGCAATAAATGAAGGTGTTTATACATCAAATAATAATCAAAATGATTCTTGGACATGGGAAGTGGACAAAAAGAAAGAATCATTAGATTGGTTACTTAATTAAGTGAGGTTAAAATGGCTAATACAAGTTTAAGATCAAGATTACAAAGATTATTTTCTACCAATGTTATTGTGAGAAATGTAGGTGGAAAGAAATTAAAAGTAGTTGATACAAGTCGTACACAAGCAATATCAAAAAATAATCTTGTTGATAGATTTCAAAGAATTTATACAGGAGTGGGGCTAAGTGGATATTCTGATTCATTATTATCAAAAACTGTAAGGTTGAATTTATTCAAGGATTATGAGGCAATGGATTCGGACGCGATCCTGTCAAGCGCACTTGATATTTATGCAGATGAAAGTGCAATGAAAAGCGAATATGGTAAAGTTTTAGAAATTTCAACTGATAATAATCAAGTTAAGGAAATATTACATAATTTATTTTATGATATATTGAATGTTGAATTTAATTTATGGCCTTGGATTCGTAATATGTGTAAGTATGGAGATTTTTTCTTACAATTAAATATTAATGAGAAATATGGTATTACGAATGTAACTCCGTTATCAGTTTATGATGTATCACGTGTTGAAGGATTAGATCCTGAAAATCCAGAATATGTTAAATTCTTAATTGAATCTGGAACTTCTGAACATAGATATAAATCTGAAAGGTCAGCTACAAAACGTGAATTGGAAAACTATGAAGTCGCACATTTCAGATTATTAAGTGATTCTAATTATTTGCCATATGGTAAATCTCAAATAGAAGGTGCTCGTAAAATTTGGAAACAATTATCGTTAATGGAAGATGCCATGATGATTCATAGAATTATGAGGGCACCAGAAAAGCGAATATTTAAGATTGATATTGGTAATATTCCACCCGCTGAAGTTGAAAATTATATGCAAAAAGTTGTTAATAAAATAAAGAAGGCTCCAGTTATAGATGAAGATACTGGTGATTATAACTTGAAATATAATATGCAAAATATCGTAGAAGATTTCTTTATGCCAGTTCGTGGTGGAGATAGTGGAACTCAAATAGAGTCTCTTCCTGGTTTAACATATGAAGCAACAGAAGATATTGAATATCTTAAAAATAAATTATTGTCTGCGTTGAGAATACCGAAAGCTTTCTTAGGATACGAGGAACAATTAAGTTCAAAATCTACACTTGCAGCAGAAGATGTACGCTTTGCTCGTACAATTGAACGAATACAACGAATTACTGTTTCTGAATTAACAAAAATCGCTATTGTTCATCTATATTCACAGGGTTATCAAGATTCGGATTTAGTTAATTTTGAATTAAATCTTACAAACCCATCTACAATATATGAAGAAGAAAAGGTTGAATTGTGGAATAACAAAACTTCTTTGGCATCTTCAATGTTAAGTGATGGTATAATGTCAACTGATTGGATATACAAAAATATATTTAATTTTACGGATGATGAAATTAAGAAAATGGATAATCAGATTATATTTGACTATAAACAGAAATTTAGAAGAGGTCAAATTGAAAATGAAGGCAATGATCCCGCAAAGAGTGGTGAATCTCAAGGAACACCATCAGATATGGCGATTGGTAGAACTGGACACGAATTAGATGATGAAGGTGGTTCGCCGCCTGGTGGATGGGATGGTGCAGGTAGACCTAAAGAAGTTCCTCATTATAGCAAAGATGGTAGTGCGAGAGGTAGAGATCCATTAGGAGCACACGATAAACGTAAAGGTGGTAGCGCTTCAAACAAATATGGAAAGCAATTAGCGCTAGCACAGTATGATAAATTGAAGAAAATGATGAGTTTTGGTAAATATGATAAGAAAATCATAACAGAAACGTCAGAAGTTGAAGAAGAATATAAGAATGAGATAAGTTCTTTGTCAAAAGAGAGTTCAAGTGATTAATTATTACTTATCTTTATATTTATTTATGACATATTATATTAATTATTGGAGTAAATAATGATGGCTAAAAAATTGCGTCATTCTAAGATAAAGAATACCTCGATACTTTTCGAGTTATTAACAAGACAAATTACAGCCGATGTATTAGCTGGTAAAAGTACGGAAACAGTTTCAGTCGTAAAGAAGTTCTTTAATGAAAGAACTGAATTGGGGAAGGAATTGGAATTATATCGTATTTTATCAGAAAAACATTATGAATCTGAAAGTAGAGCGCTTCATTTAGTAGAAGCTGTTATTAATTTACGAAAGAAATTAAGTAATACTAAACTTCGTAATGAAAAGTATAATTTAATTAAAGAAATTAAAAAAAGTTACAATGTAAATGATTTTTTTAATGGAAGAATTTCAAATTATAGGGTATTAGCGTCTATATATAATATGTTTCAATCAGAAATAACTAATGATTCATTTAATCCAGAAGATACAGTAACTTCTAAGTTTACTGTTTTAGAACACATTACAAGTAAAAGGTTAAGTGATAATGAAATTAAAGATCGAGTTTTAAATGAATATGGTAAAAAAGATAAAGATTTACGATTATTAGCATATCAAATTCTTGTAGATAAATTTAATCAGAAGTATTCAACTTTAGATGAAGCTCAAAGGGATTTACTTAAAAATTATATTAATAATGTTAGTAATACAAATTCATTAAGAGAGTTTATTGACTGTGAAGTTGTTAAAGTAAAGAAAGAATTAAAATCTCATTTACCGAATGTAAAAGATAAAGTTACAAAAATTAAATTAACAGAAGCTCTTAATCAAATAGAAAATTTAACAAAAGGTAAAATTGTTAAAGATAAACAAGTATTAACTTTAATGAGATACTATGAGTTAGTGAAGGAGTTAAATAATGTCCATAAATCTTGAACAAATTAGGAAATATATTAGAGAAATAATTAAACAAGAATTAGAAGAGGCTTCAGTAACGGGCAATATTGATGGTGGAGAAGGTCCACCCAAAACACCACATGCTTTTAGTAAGAAAAAAACAAAAAACAAAACAGGTCATGGTGGTGGACATAGAAATCCAGCAGTATTTGATTATACAAAAGTAAATGAAGCAACAACACCAGCACAGAAAAAACAAATGAAAACTATTGAAGATAGAATTAAAAGGACTGCAGCTTCTAGAGCAGCTAAAAAAAAGAATGAAGCTGTAAATGAAGGAAAATATCACGACTGGAGAAATGATGAATCTATGAGTGCCAAACAAAAAATTGGTCATTCGATGAGAGAAGTTCGTGATAAATTAAATGAGCTTGATAAGTTGGTTAAAATGAATGTGCGGTTGAAGAATGAGCTAGGTGTAAATTCAGATGATTATTGGAAACGTACTCATTCTGCTATGAAGAAGATTAGTGAACGACTGGTTCGATTGTCAAATAAAGTTGGGCAGCTTTACTAATAAACTCTCTTATGCGAAAACCATCTTGGGATTTAGATGGACTTGATTTTCTTGGTAGATTGTTAAGTTTATCTAATTTAAAAAAACGTTGGCTTATAGAAGAAACTAAAGTTAAGGGGGAAGAGCCTAATAAAATTGAAACGATTGATTTTATTAATAAATGGATTAAACGATTAGAGGATATGAAAAATGAAATTATTAGAACAAGGAGTTAATAAATGAAGCAATTATTGATTGATTTTTTACCATTTGATATAAGTCCAGAACAAATTACTGAATCGATGAAACAACATGATGGTAGGTTAGTTGTTCGTGGAGTATTACAACGGGCTGATGCTAAAAATCAAAATTCAAGAGTTTATCCACGTGAACTTTTAATGCGAGAAGCCAAAAAATACATTAAAGAATTTATTGCTCAAAAAAGAGCTATGGGTGAACTCGACCATCCAGAGAGTTCAGTAGTAAATTTACAAAATGTATCCCATAATGTTACTGAAATGCATTGGGAAGGATCAAATTTGGTTGGAACAGTAGAAGTATTGGGAACTCCAAGTGGGAATATATTAAAAGAATTATTCAAAAGTGGTATTAAACTTGGTATTTCTTCTCGTGGAATGGGATCAGTTGAAACCGTAAGTGAAGCTGGAAAAGATACACAAGAAGTACAGCCGGATTTTGAATTAATCGCATTTGACTTTGTTTCTAATCCATCTACACATGGTGCGTTTATGTATCCAATGAGTGAAGGTGTTGAAAAAGTAGAAGGTAGAACTTGTGGTAAATACTGTAAAGTAGAACATATTATTAATGATATAATGCAAGGAGCATAAACGTGATTAGTTTAAAATCACTAATTAAAAATATGAGAGAAGCTCAAATTGCAAAACCTAGAAAGGGTAAAGAAACTCCGTTAGATGCAAATGTTCAAATATCGGGGTTTGGTGTAATGACACGGAAGCAACTTCAGAATAGTATTAAACGATATGTTGCTGAAGTTAATAAAGCTGTAAGAAAGGGTGATGCTAAAAGTGCACATGCTACATTATATGGTAGAAAAGTATTACAGAGATTTTTGGAAACTGAAATAGAACATAGTGGGAAATAAAAATATGTTTAATTATAAAAAAATGATGGAAGATTGGAGAGATTGGAGACTTGATGCGGAATCGGTAACTGAAGCAGTGAGTACTGAAATACAATCTGTAAAACAATTGGAAACTGTAATTAAGAATAACGCAAAGGTGATTGCTAACGGTCAATTGCCTGTAAATTTTCACAGTAAAACTGGAATAATATTAGGTGAGAAAACTAAAAAGGGTTATATTTTTTATGTAGATGAAATTAAGGATTCAATAAATTTAAAGGATATAAAATAATGATTAAATTAAGAAAATTATTGTCGGAAACAGTGTGGAATAGAAATTTTGGTGAACCATTACCAACACTTGAAGACGTAATGGAGAAACATAATGGATGTGGGTGTGATGAACAAGAAAGTACTAATGAAACTGTAACAGAAGATGCAAGAGATGTAATACAGGCTAAAAAGCTTCTCCAAAAACTTGGTACTATTGAAGCTAGATTTCGTGAAACTATGTATAAGTTGGATGACAGATTAAATGCTGATATCCCAAACCAGAAATTTTCAGCTGAATTAAGAAAATCATATACTAAAAATGTTACCAAATTTATGCGTGATATGGTTGGTATTGTTAAGAGGATGAAATAAAATGATTAAATTAAAAGAAATACTTAAAGAATCACATGTATGGGATCGTGAGTTTGGAGAACCACTCAAAGCAATTGGTGCAAGTGGTGTTAGAGATTGGGATAATGTAAATTATGGTAATATAAGAGTAAATTCAATCTCACTAAAAACGGATGTTTGGAGAAAATTATTGGGAAATAAAGTAAAAGAATCCGTAAATGAAGCAATAAATTATTATAAATCAAAAAGAAAATCGGATGACCTATATTATAAAAAAGTTGGTAATAAATGGTATAAGTCTTTAGCAAGTAAAAAAGGA